GTAGACGTTGCTGGGTCATATTGTACATCATATATCCAACCTTTTTCACCAGAATCATCTGCAACAAATAATATAATTCTTGTGCGAATAGTAGCGTATCCTATAATCACAGGATAAGAAGCGTCCCATTGTACAGAATTAAATTCACCTTTATCTGGAATAGCAAATGCTAAACTATTACCTTTAATATTAGTAAAACCTCCTAATGATTCTCCATTAGTAGTTGTAATTCTAATATCTAGGGCATCAATATAAAAAGTAGGCGCAATGCTATCATACGCCGTATCTTTATTCATCCCCTGGTAAGAGTTAATATGTTGTTCCATTAGATTGCTGGATTAGGTCCTTGTGCGTTGTCGCTTAATGTGTGGATTGTAGAAATAAGAGCTGAGCCTGCTTTAGGACGGAACTTACGTTGCTCAGGAAGCTGCATGTTAGCAAAGAAGCTAGCATGATCCTGCATAGCAGGGATAGTGCGCACAGTAGCATTTTTTACAGTTTCTGCCTCATCTACACCATTCCATTGTTTAGCATGATTTACTGCTTGTGCAAAGTACCAGTCGCGATCACGCTCGATAATCTGAAATTTATCAGCAGCTAACTCATTGCGTATCCAAAGTTTACGTGCTATCTTATATGCAACATAGTGTGCGCCACCTTCTAGCCATTGTTGTTCGGCAGGAATAGTAGGATAACCGCAATCATCTGTAGGAATAGCACTGTAAGAAACTGCTATAAACCCGTGGGCAAAAGATGTAAAAATATATCCTTGGCCAACAGTATACGTCTCGGCAGATTCTGAAGTATAATCACGTTTGTCTAAATGATAACGTTTGTGAAAGTAATCAGTTTTCCAACGCATTGGGTACATAGTACCGTGACCACATTGGGCTTCTTCCACACTCTCAATACCTTGTATCTGTGCTACTTGTCCTATTTTGTATAAATCAAATGGCAAATCTGCACGTCCGTCGCATACATCAATGTAAGCAATTTGCTCTACCATTGTAACGCCGACATTAGTATGTGCCATAAACTCGGCCAACCATTCTACTCCTTCCTCTTCTTGGACATCGTAGTTAAAGCCGAAATCCCTGATAACTTTATCAAGGATTGCTTTGTAAGAAACATGTTGGCCTGAGTACATTACATTAAGTTTTTAAGTGCTGCCTCTAAACGACTAGCGATAGCATCTGCGGTTTTTTCTTGAGTTGGATCTTCAGTGCTTACAGACTTCTCAGTCTTCCACTGCCATTCTCCTTTGTCGTCTTTGTAACGACATTCTTTAGTGATAATATAACCACCTTCAACTTTTTCAATGCGAGTTTCTTCAGAACCACCATCTTCAAATTGTGTACGGGTAATCTTAACAGTAGATTCTACTTCTTTACCACTTTCTTTATATTCCATTGCCTCATCCATAATAAAATGTTTTTCTGTTTGGGTCTTTGACAGTCTTAGCAATTAATCGCGAATATTGTCTAGACGGTTTAAAATTATAAAAACTTTTATACTTTAACGGCGCACTGTAATTATCCCAAAAGTGTTCATAGAACTCAGAGTTGCTATGTGTGTTCTCATGGTATAATAACTTTTTGCCTGTTATTTCTGTAATTTCATCTTTTGTTTTTCCTGGATAAAGTTTTTCCCAATAACTCCAGGTTGCTTGCCAGTCTACTTTTAGACTCTTAGCTAGTTTACCATCTGCTCGAAAAAAGTGTAAGTCTTTTGCTCTTACTCTCAGTTTACCAACATGTGGAATCCTTAACTCTAATCCTGTTGTAACTATCTCTGTACTGTATAGTTGCAATAGCTCTTTGTTAAACTTGTTAAACAGTTTGATATCTATTGGGCTACTACTTCTTTCTTTGTAGTCTTTATAGAAATCTTGTTTCTTTACACTGCTTAGTATTTTACCTTTTCCCCGCTTTAAAAAATTATGCATTTGTTACGTTTTGCTGTACTCTGTCGTCGTTTGCGTTGTTAGCATTATCTAGTGCAGCAACTGTTTTCTGCATTAGCTGTTGTAAGATATAAGGCTTAATGTAGGCCCACATCCATTGATTTAATGGATAAGGATCAGACGGACTCCAACATTTTTGTTGTGTCTCACAATTAATAAAATCACTAAGCTTAGTAGGGTCCTCAAATAAACCGCGAATAGTAATATACTTAGTCATTAAATACTCTGGGCTTTTACTAATAAGATACATGTAACCGCCGTACAAGAAAGCATATACAGACTTAGCCGTTGTACGACCGTGACCGATAAATGCTATTCTTGCATAGTCTATCAATGAAATCCTTGCTTTAGTGATATCAGGAGAACCTACTGATACAATACCTTTTGTAAAGAAAAACTCAATAGTGTTAGGTATTTGCTTAGTAGTGCGTAATACTTTACATCCTGTAGGAACAGTAATGCAGCAATCAATAGGGTTAACTGGTTCTAGTTCTGCACACGCAAGTGTCTGCACTACATAAGGATCTATACTGCGGTTTTTGTTATATTCATTACGTAACCAAAGAGATCTTTGCTCATTAATTAAATCAGTATATAGCTCATACGAAAAAGAGGACTCTGACGAGTTTATCGCCATTGCCTCGTCTATTTGCGCATGAAGATCTTCTAGAGTTAACATAACTTATTATTTACCTTGTCCTCTGTAAAGTTTTTTATACTTCTTAGAAGACTTGAGTTTAGAGACTTTTGTTTTAGAATGTACACCAGGACGAGATACTTTTACTTTAGCTTTCGCCCCACCTGTCATATCTTTAATCTTTGCCATTATCTATTTTTTAAACTAAAATTCAATATTGTCAAACAGTAGAAGTTTCTAGAAATATCGCACTCTACTGTAAAAATATCTAAAGAAGACACTCTAAGCTTAATGGCTAACTTATCCCATTGTCTTTTTGGATGTCTCCAATTATTTCTAATTATCATATTATTTATTTTAAACAAATATAACTAATAAACTAGTTGGTTTTTAAATTTTAAAAAGGGGAGAGCTAAACCACTTCTCTCCCCCTGATAATCAATCAACTTAACAAAGTTAAATATTATAACGGGAACTTATAACTATCGATGCTTTTTAATACTTTTTCAGTTTTGTCTTTTATCTCTCTACGTGTAAAGAATTCTAAGATTCTTCCACCTACAGGTTTAGGAGGTGCTCCTCTTTCGATATGCCAGCCTTTAGAACCATCTTCATATTCTTCTTTGTAAGTACCTGTAATAGCAAGGTGTATATTTCTGTGAATCATTTTATAACCTGTAGCATGACTTATTAACGTATCACGTGTAATGTTAGTACACTTGTTTTCGTGAATATGTCCCATAACAAAGAAATCAAAGTCTTCGTACATTTCTAAAGCCCTAGTAAGATTAATTTCTCCTCTAGTTACTACTCCTCCACCGCCTGAGCCGTGAAAGTATTTACCTTTAAAAGTGCTTAAAGTACCTTTTCTAAATTCTGATCTTACTACTAACCAACCGCCGTAGCCACCTGTCTGAACATTAGTATTATTCTTGTAGTTTAGTAGGTCTACAAAACGTTGTAATACATCTGTCTCATGGCGTTTAAGTATTGAGTTTTCGTGGTTGCCATAACCTATCACAGTAATTAAGTGTGCATACGGACTAAAGAAATCTACGGCTGTTTCTATAATAGAATCTAGATAGCGAATATTGTTGTGCTCAGGACGTATGTCAGATTTAGTACCTCGTGGATCCCATTTTCCCTGCATTAAACAAAAAGTATCCCCGTTAAACATTACGGGGATATTATGTTCTTTACAGTAGTCTAAATCTCTCTTGAGTAGTGACCAATCACACTTGGGATTATCCCAATGTATGTCTGAAAATACACCAAGTTTTGTAACACCAAAAGGCAACAAAAGATCGTGTACATTTTTACCGTGGCGAGTTAAAGTCATGATCTACTTAAATGGTAAGTAAGAAGTTGCGCCGCCTTTCTTAATAGCTTTAAGAATTTGCTTGCGTTGTTTACCTGTAGATTCGTAACTAACGTGTACCCAATCAGGATTTGTATCTGTACCAAACTCCCAAATAAGTTGGTCAAACTCTAAGTTATCTTTGATATAGTTAAAGATTTCAGCATTAGTAATTGCTGTGCCATCCATGTCAATATCAATCGCTTCACCCGTGCAATGTTGGCTAGAAGCTGCGCCCCCAATAGCCTTATTCAAAGCCGCAGAGCGGTAGCCTGATGAAATATGAATAGGGCCACCAAAATGATCACGGATTGGTTGAAATACTTTTTCAGCTAATAATTTGAAGTTTGCAATATGCGCTTCTGTTGGCATGTTACTTACTCCTCTACGTTTTGCAGTTTCGCTACGTGTTACTTCTGCGAGTGATAGGTTTTTACTTAGTTGCATCTTTATCTTTATTTTTAAGTTTCATAATACGTCCAGCAGTAGTAATGCCAAACGCTCCTAAAGTTAGTAGCATAAAGCCGTCAAAGATAAACTCTTTGATGACTAACTCATTGCCCACAATCCCTGTGATAACATCTACTACTAAAACAAATACCATTGCAAAAAATGATATAACACCTACAAAGGCTTGTTCGTTAATATGATTATCATCGGATATCAATTCTCTAAAAAGCTTTTTCATAATCTATGTATTTTTGGTCTATTTGGTAATACAATTTCTTTTTGCCAATCTTTTCTAAAGGAATCATTTTTCTTTTCATGTTGAGCTGGAGTAAGAATTACTCTATAAAAAGATAAAGCTCCTGTATAATCATTTTTTCTTACTACATACTCCGAAAGATCTACTGCTTCAACACAGTTGGTATCATAAGAGTAGTATAACCATGATCCTTCTTTTGCTCTATCATTTACCCATGATTCTATGTGTTTCAAGGAATTTAAGGTGCTGATGTATTTGGCATTCAAAGAATCATATTGGGCCGTAGGAGCATAAGCTATATTAAGCAATGAATCTTTTGATCTAATCAATGAATCTTTAAAACTGATCAATTGCTTTGCGTCTGCAATCTTTTGTTTCTGAGAGTCAAAGATATTATTGATGGTATCAGCTTGACCTTTTGTAAGTATAACCACAGAGTCACCATCAATTACCGTCTTCAGTGGGTAGCGTGATTGGCTCAAAGTTAAACTGCTTACCAGTAGACTGCTTACGAACAATATCTTTTTCATTTTCTAATTCTTTTTTAATGTCTTTTACTACAGCTTTAGTACTATCTAAGTCTCCAATAACTTCAGAGACCATCTCTTGTAGGTTTGTTTTTTCTTCTACTAACACTTGGTTTGCAGCTTTTAACTTACCAACACTGTGAGTTAGTTTTTTATTTGATGTAGTGAGTTTTTTATTTTGACCTGTAAGATGAACATTATCATCTACAACAACCACGTGCTCATGACCACTTGAGAATATCTGCAATATTACAAGTAGAATAAAGCCACCCGCTATTAGAAATAATTTAGTTCTCATCTCTTTTTATTAAAAAGCAATAAGATAGTTTCTTTTAGGCTTTTTGAGCTTTCAGTGTTTTCCTCTAGTTTCTTTTCTAGATCGTCTCTATACTCACCTTCTAGCTCTTCTACTTTTGCTTTTAATTCTTCTTCACTCTTGAGAAGTTTGTTTAAAAACATCCAGCATAAATAACCTAGTGCTAATACAGCAAAGCCTAATACACCGTACTGAGTTAATACTTCAAAAGGACCGAATGACATTATTTCTTAGTTTTTCTTTTTACCACTTTCTTTTCTGTAAGCTCTTCTTTCATTTTCTTGTTTTCATCAAGATATCTCTTGATAAATATCCAAGCTACGTAGCCAAGAGCTAGTGCTGCTAATCCTAGGGGACCATAATCTCCTAATTGTGCAAATACTCCAAAGTCAGGAGCTGTTGATACTGTATCCATTATTTATGTAATATTAATTGTTTCACTGCGTCCGATAATTCTCCTACCGTCTTTGCGAGATTTTTAATTTCCAACTGTGT